AACATCTACCTTTGCTTGCTTCTCACACAGTTCGTCATAAGTTTTTTCACTCTTAGCAATTTTAACTTCAAGAGTATCTTTAAGTTCATTTATCTTTACCAATACTTCATTCATAATTTACCTCACCTTTCTTATCATAAGCTTAATATTAACATTAGTTCCTGCTGTTCCGCCCTCTACTATCTTAAACCTTGTTGAAGGCGCGTATACGAGGCTTTCTGAAGCTGCCTTAGTACCTACTGTCATAGCTGCAACCAACAAGCCTGTCTGTGTACCTGCACCGTCTTCTATGTCATACCAGTTAGTGCCACTATCGAAACTTATTTGCTGTGTTACTGTGATAGACCCTGCACTTGAAGCTATCAGGACGGCAACTTTTTCAGCGTCCTCAAGATTAACTTCTCCTGTATATTTTGTCTGACTGGTATTTAAAGCTACCTGTGGTAATGTTATTCTTTGTACCATCATTCACTCCTTTCCTATTATGATTCGTCTGCGTCTAGCTGTGCATTTAAAGCGTTTATAGCCTGCAATACTGTCTGCAAATAATTTATTACTGCTCCCTGATCATGGATTCCTTCATCTGTTATGTTTACTGTGTCCATATCAAAGTCTAAATCCCCATAATCTGTGTCGTGAACTCCTCCATCTGCATCTAGTTGAGCTGTAAGAACCTCAAATTTAGTTTCCATGTCTTCTAACGCTGTAACCAACTTAACATTATCAATGCCATTAGGCTCAATTAAGTTACCTGATGCACCCATAGCTGTCAACGCACAATTAGTCACATAATCTTCATCTGTTACGCCACCATCTGCATCTAACTTAGCGGTAATTCCGTCAAACGCTTCCACTATTGACTTAATCATATTATACAAATCTCTCTGATATACTCCATCAGCGTACATTGCCTTGTTCTGTTCTCCAGCTGTGTCTGCGATATTATCTGTTATATCCCATAAAGCTGCATAATTAGTATCTGCTACTCCTGCCATTCTAGCCCCCTATCTGTTTACTATTGTTGTTATATGTCCTACAATATTATCAGCGTCATAATATAGTTTATGACCTGCCTCTTTAACGAAACCACAAAAAATTACGTCGTCTGCGTAATTTCCTTCTCTATCTACATGAAACAAATTGTCATGCCTCGATACCATGTCTTTTACAAACGAATGTTTCATCACACAAAACCCTAAGCCTATTACATCCATTTCTATTAAACCCTTCTCACTATCTTTGCCATTCTCTCCTAAAGGCGGAATATGTAACTTGAACTTTCTATCTTTATCATACCTTCCCATCGCTACCGTTCTATTATTAGCCCTGAAATCACTCCGAGCATAATACTTAGCTGAAAGAAGCTGCAACTTGTTTTCCTCCAACTTCTTAACTAAATCGTGAAACACCGAAGCCGAATACACGTGGTCGCTGTCTAAACTTATAACATAATCAGCTTCCTGTTTTGCTGCATGGTTAAACAGGAAATGTCTTCCTGCTGAAGCTGTATATCCATTAGTAAACACAATACTTAAATTGTGTCCTTCTGAATACATATCTGCCTGAAACGCTACTAGACTTCTTACTGCCAAAACATCCATTATCTTATAAGATGGCATAACTGCTATTATTCTCATTTTTCCCCCTTTGTTACTATTCTTATCTCACATTCCTTTGGGGCTAAACAGCCTTCTGTAATCCCCCAACACTTATTCTCTTCACACCTTTTTTTAAAAATATCCCTATCTTTAATCATTACTTCATTAAATTTATCTGAAGTTCCTGTGCCTGTAAACCTATGATTATGTAGCATTTGTGCTTCCTCGCAAAACGTCCAGCATCCTCTTACCTGTGCGTTTACCCACCACTCATAATCAATATAATATTGGCTGTATACACCTGAACACATCTTCCTATCAGTAAACTGATTTATCCAATCATTCCCATATAAACAAAACGCAAACTCAGCACTCGAATTTGTCTGCCCAACATTAAACGCTTTTACTCCACAAACTCCCATTGTCCCTTTAAACTCTTTAAGCATTTGCTCTTCTGCACGTCTTATTGTATCTGCAAAGATCTTGCAATCATCACATATGATTATGATGTTATGTCCATCAAGTTTCTTCATGGCAAGATTTGTCCTATCATCCCTCGACATCTCAGGATATTCGCAAAGTTCTACTTCCCTATCAAAAGGGAGATTTGCATCCTTCTTGATATTATTACAATGAACTAGAACCCTGTATTCTGCTGGAACAGAATTAACAGCCATCCTTAACTGTTCTGGTCTATCTATCGAAGCAATAAATACTGCTGACTTCATTTTTTACTCCTTAATATAAAGTTGAAACTTTCTCCTTGATCTTTCATATACGCTATGGAAAAATCAGCTTTGTAGATATTCCTGAAATCGCTCATAGTAGTTTTGCCAACATGCTTATAGCTTTCTTGTGACAAAAATATTAGGTTTTCCTTAACTATTATTCGCTTATGTGAAGGATCGCCTATCGCCCATACACTACTTGCTTTCGGAACACTACAACAAAAGAAGCCTTTAGGTTTTAATATCCTAAAATATTCGCTAAACTCAGCGAAGAAAAACTCGTAATCTCCTTGATATGCTAAATGCTCTAACACTTCGTAAGCATGGATTTCATCAAACTCGTTATCCTTAAAAGGTAACGGATGTTTCTGTAAATCCCACAACACATCAGGGTTATGATAGGAGTTATTGTCAAGCCTAACCACATTAGAAAACACATTGCTTTCATTAACACTTAAATGTTTCTTTGTCTGTGAGCCACAACCTAACAATAACTCCTTCATAGCTTAATAACCTATCGCTATTAAATAGAAGTCTAACGGAGTTTGGGTACATATTGTACCTGCTGCTGCTGTTAGTCTACAAGTTACCACGTTTCCAGATACTGATGCTGTTCCACCGCAACAAGCGGCTGTTGAATCTTCTTTCAGCGCAATTACTGCTCCAACAAGAGTTGTCATTTCACCTATTGTTACAGTGTCATTTGTACTTGTAGTCCCGTCTACTTCTACCACGGCAACCTTAAATTTGCCTGCAAATTCTGTTATATTACTGGTAGTTTCTGTTAATGCTGTCATTTCTTCTTCTCCTTATATTGTGTTTAAGGGGAGGCATCTCTTATCTCTCCCCCTAAACGGTTTCAATTACACTAGCGAAGCACTAAATTAAATTAGTACTAAACGAGCGATGTGGCTGCCGTATCGACCTGAATACAACCGTAGTTCTTACTATTGAAAAGTATCTTCTGAATACCTCCAATAAGACCCGTAGCAAAACCCCACTGGTTTCCATAGTCAAAAGACTTTTCAACCCATGCTTTATTGTTCTTAGCCTTTGCGAACCCTGCTGCTTGCTGACCACATAAGATTGCTCTAAAACAATCTGCTGAGAAGTCTGTTCCTGCTGCTACGGCTGTAAAGTTATGTCCTACTGCTGATATATCCAAAAACGGAACATACTCATGCTCATGCACAATTACGCCATCCCAAACACCTAATGCGCCTGTGAATATAGGGTTGTTCTTTCCTCTTTGTTCGGCTTCACGCTGAGCCTGTGCATATGTAGCGTTGTTCTTAAGGTCAAACGCTTGCCAAGGGTGTATAAACATAACATAGAAGTTCTTTCCGCCTATTCTCAATGGTAGTATCTTAGGACTAGCTAGTGCTGCCTTAACCCTTGCACGAGAGATCAACGCAGGAGTCAACAGGTCAGTTGTTGCTAAACTATCTGCTCCACTTGTATAATCCGCACATAAATACCTATCTCCATAACCTGCTGCTGTATCTGCTGTCGGCACTTGATCAGGAGTATTACTCCAAAGCGCGTCTGCCGCAACTACTGTTCCATTAACATCAGTCAAGGTTACATTGTTTACTCCACCTAGCTTCAAGAAAAACTGTCTTTCAATGAACTCCTGCAACTTGATAGTTAGCTTTTCTCTCGCATCAACTCTCATATCATATGCGTTCTTCTGCTCGTCAAGTCTACCTGTCAATCTTACAGCGAACCTCTTCTGATTGATAAGTATAGATTCTGAATAAGCAAGTAATTTTTCTTCATTACCTTCAAGTTCTTCATCTCCAGTTACTCCATTACCTGTCATTTTAGCTGTAAGACCAAAAGTGATCGTATCACCCTTCTTCTTACTAAGCTCGTCTTTGATTTCTATGATGTTGTTCTTTCCTTTACCCATCATGTTATTCTGCGTGAAATAGAAATTGTCCATTACGTCTTTATATAGTGCTTTTGCCCATATTTCGGGACGCAACGCATCAATACTTACTGTATTCATTAGTTTTACCTTTCTTTATAAAACACTAACAACTCTCTTTTAACAGCCTTTCACGAGTAGCTTCTGACAATTTATCCCAATCAGCCGTACTGATTCCATCTGTGTCTTCAACTGTCATATCTTCCTCTGCAACTGTCCTGCTTCCACCTGAACCGCCTCCCATTGAGGCAGAACTAGATTTCTTCTTTGAATTGTTAATGATCTTTTCAACTTTATCGCTTTCCTTATTACTCTCTTTGCCACCTTGAGCTTTACTCGCAACCTTCAAATAATCAGGATGCAGTTTACCTATTGAGTAGGCAACCTCTGACGCATTAGCCATTGGATCAGCAGCAGCTCTGCCTAGAGTCATAGCGTGATAATTGGTTTTATCCCCATTCATCACCTCTCTAGCTAGATCAATTACCGCATCAAATGCAGGAAACTCTTCAACATTTAGTTTAGTGTCCCTTTCATCCTCAGCAAGTCTTTGGCTAGTTGCCATTGCTTCATCTTCCTTAGCTTTCTTATCTGCGTCACGCTTATCTAAATCAGCCTTTGTGACAAGATCTTCTCCTTTTGGTTTACCCTCTCCTTCATCATCATCATCATCCAAATCACTGTCTATATCGTCCTTTTTAGCCTTTAACTTAGCTTCTAAGGCTTCGATTGTCTTTCGACTTCCTGCGTTCTGGACTTTAAGCAAGTCACGTTCACCTTCTGCTCTTTGGCGATTCTTTCTTTCTCGTTTCTGCTTATGATACAAGGCTTTTTCATTCTTGTTGAAGCCATTTACTAGCTTCTGTTCTGCTTCCAAAGACCCCTCTTCAGGTTCTTTTTCTTCAGATTTGCCTTTATCCGAGTCGTCCTTGTCCTTATCTTCAGGCTTTTTGTCTTTGGAGTCCTGATCTTTCTCCCCTTTGTCCTCTTCAGAATCATCTTCCTTAGAATCATCATCATCAGAGTCCTCTTCTTTGGACTTGTCTTCCTCGTCTTTAGCAATAGTGCCTTGATCTTTAGCCATTGCGATCTCTTCTTCACTAAACCCGCCTTCAGCTAACTGTTCCTCTGTAACCTTTTCTTCGATTACAGGCTTTGACTCTTCCTTTACAGGAACTTCAATTGTGACTTTTTCTTCTGCCATTTCATTCTCCTTTGGTTAAACCAATTTAAGTAGATACGCCTACTTATGCGGTAGCGGGGGCTTGGTTTTGGGCAGCCGCTATTGCCCTCTTTATCTTTTCTTTTGACCCGCTTGATAGCTGGCTTTCATCAATCAACACATCAGGTGGAATTGGAAATCCTTTCTCTACTAGCTCTGTCAAAAGTAAATAATTAGAATATTTAACTGTTTCGCTATTAGCAACCTCACCAATAGCTACATCATATTTGCCTATTGAAGTGTCATTTAACACCTCATTAAATACTGCTCCTACTGCTTCATTATCAACCGTCATAACCATTTCACCTGAAGCGTCTGTTACAGGTATCTCTTCGCCTGTCTCACTTTGAGTTAACTCAGGCACAGCAAACGCCTTAGTTATAAAGTTCTCGCCTGCTACCCTCGTAGCAGTTTCAACAGTATATAACTCGCCTAACTGAGATAACAAGAACTTTCCTAATATCCTTTGCGTAAACCCGAAGTTATCAAGCATACGCTGAATCATTACTAGCCCTTGCCTTTGCCTCAACGCTATTGCACGCCCACTTGCAGACTTACTCTCATTCATTGCCAAGAGATCAGTATTTATACCCGATAACTCCTTCATGTCCTGACTATTCTCTGCTGCTAACTGTGCATGACCTTGAGATAACTGTGTCGGCACTATCTTCTCAGGCTTATCAAACCCTTGCTTGTACTCCAATAAAATACCTGGAGAACTACCAAACTTCTTAACGCTTGACTTCTTAACCCATGCTCCTTTAGCACTCAACCAACCGCCATTAGCAGATGTATTGAGTAGCCTTAACTCCTGTGTCCTACGCTTATTAAACTCTCTCTGCGGGTCTTTAAGCGATCTTACTACCCCTTGAACCATGTTCTCTGTATCTCTTATAAGCGTAGTGATTCTGTGTGCATAGAAAGGTATAAACGGAAACCTCTTCCAACGTGGATAGAAGTCACACATACGGTCTTCTATAAGAATATTGCCTATCAAAGAACATACCCATATCTCAGGGATTATTCTCTCTATAACTACTGCTATTGGCTTAAACTCGCCATTCTCTTCAGGCTGTTCACCTGCGTCTAAGGCAGCTTGGGCAGCTTTCTGATTCGCCTTTTCAGCGTAATTCTCAGCCTCCTCTTTGTCTGTCGCTTCTTTAATGTTTCCCGCAAACTTGTCAGCCACGAGATAACGCTTAACATACTTTTTGTAATAATATTCTGTAAGATCATATATATCCTTCTTGCCGTCTGAACCACCGTCTATTCCAGCTTCGTTCAACTTACTATCAGGATTAGGATAATCGTCTGATTCATGCTGTACTACGGTAGAATCATCAGCATTTAAGCTCAACTGACCATTCTCAATGCTCTCAATCTTAGCCTTCTTGTCAGGGAACAGTTTTTCTATTTGTATCTTACGCATCCTAGGTGTAAATTTGATAACGTACTCTGCGTCAGATAGATCATACTCAATCGAATCAGGATCAGGGAAGATGTGTAGCGGATTCACTTTCTTCAGCTTTAAATCTCCATTCAGCAGGTCATAGGTATAATCCACATACGGTTCAATCCATCCTTCACCACATATAATACCGTCTTCAAATATCTCTGACAGCTTATATTCTCCCATACTTGTCTTCAAAGTGTTCTTCATTAACAATGTAGCTACCTCAGCTTTAAGACTGTCCTCTTCCCCTTCAGGAAATGCCTTGAAGTCTGATCTGTTCTGCCTCTGTATACCTGAGATCATGAAGAGGTTAGGCTGTACCTTGTTAATCGTAAGACCTCTAACGCCTTTATTCTTCAGCTTCCGCAAGGCATCTTTGTCCCATTGGATTCCTACTGCAAATTCATAGTCTTCTTCAGCTTCTTTAGCCCAAGCACGCTTTCTGCCCCTTGCTCTCCTGAAATCATCTAATACTACTTTAACTTTCATCTTACGCCCCCGCTTCTATCTTGCATTGTTTTCTTCTTTCATCTAAAACCACCATTACGTTCCATTTAGCCTCCCTTAACAACTATCTGCCGTTTCATCATATTCTTCTTCGATTTCCCTCATGTATGCGTCAGGCTTTTTATACGGTTTCGCTACCTTTAACGCATCTAACGCCATAACATACGTTTCAGCCCTATCAGGACTGCCTCTCAATATCAACTTGATCTTATCTTTCTCTAATAACCATATCTTTCCTCTACTCTTAAACCTGAACGGTACACTCGAAAGCTGTTTAATCAATACTGGGTCATTCGGTATGTCACATCTACTCTCAGCCATCTGCTCGGCTGCATAGAACCAGCTCTCAGCCTTCTTATTCCCGTATGTAAGATGATCTATTGCTTTAAGCCTGCCGTCATACCCGTATATATCCATCTTTTCATCATCACCGTATATCTCATTGAGTCTGTCAAAGACTCCTTTACCTATGCCACACTTGTCAACAGCGATCATATTACTCTTATGCTTGACTGCGTGAGCAATGAGCCTACCGCAAGTGTCCATTGTATTTCTATGTGAATATATCTCCTGAACAGCAATCTTTGTGTTCTCCATATCATAGATAACCGTTTCATCATTGCCTTCATCAGCTATATCAGCAACCGTTATCCTATACTCAACACTCTTATCATGCTGATCGTTGCATACGTTCTTCTTAACATTGCTGATTGGTATAACGATATTGGCTGTATCAAGATCATCCCATGAGCCTAAGATGTACGCTCTGAGCAACTCAGGTCTATATTTGAACGCCTTCTGAAGCTGGGGTACATACGAATCAGGTAAAAACGGATTGTCTG